GACCACCGTGACGTCGGACATCAGGCCCTCGTTTCGTCGCCGATGACCAGGAAGTCGCCTCGGAACAGGGTGGTGACGGTGCTGCCCACGGTCTGCTGCACGTTGTACCAGTACGGCCCGGGCGCCAAGCCAGCGGTGGTGGTGGCGCTGAGGCTGATGACGACCTTGCCGGTGGCGGCGTTGGTCATGTCCACGGTGAACGTGGCCGACGCTGAAGTCGACGAGGTGTAGCGCCGGACCTGCCCGGTGTAGGTGCGGGCGCTGACGTTGATCGGGGTGCCGTTGGCGTTCTCGATCTCAATGGTGTGGCTAAACGTGTCGCCGGCCACGGTGGAGAGGTGACGGGTGGGCGGGGTGGCCATCAGCGCTGCACCTCAATGTCGGAGACGTCGAGCACGGGGAGGGCGTCGAGGTCAGGGTCGGCGGCGACGGGGCCGGGGACGGGGGTGAGCAGGGCGTCGAGCACGTCGGTTTCGTACGTCGTCTGGCTGACCGTGGTGCGGCGCAACGCTGCGGTGGCCAGCCCGGTGACGGCGATGATGGCGCCCGAGATCGCTGCCAACTGGGTCGGGTCAAGGTGCAGCACGCCAAGGGCTTGAAGGCAGGCAAGAACAGCCAACACGGCGCCGTTGAGGCCACCTAGAACAGTCAGAACCGGCTCACGCTTTAGCACTGCGAACTCCTTGCAGGAAACGTGGCGGCGTGGCCATGCTACTCGCCGCTGACGTCGGGACGCCTCCACTCACGGGGTGAGCGGCTGGGCAGCGACGAAGCGCATGAGCCGGCTGTGCAACTGCTCAACGCTGTGGTCATTGACGATGGCCGGGAGGTCCATGCCGTCGAGCGCCGTTTCGGAGATGTGGCCTCGAGCCGGGTCGACGCCAGGCCGAACGATGCGCACCACGACGCCACCGTGGTTGGCAATGGCGGCGACCTCGTTGGGGAAGCGCACGTCGGTGATGACGGTCGGGCCGGTCAGGTTGGCGAACAGGGCGTCGACCCAGACGTCGGCGCCGAGCACGTCCCGGCAGCCCACGCCGAGTTCTTGGAGCAGGCGTCGGCCGGTGTCGTCCTTGTGGCCGTCCCAGCCGATGCGCCCGGCGAGGTCCTTGAGGGCGTCGGCGAACCCACGCTTGGTGTAGCCGAGGCTCAACAGGCAGTCAGCGGCGCGGTCCTTGCCGGACCCGGCGTACCCGGCGAGGCCCACCAGTGGGATCAGGTGGTGAGCCATGCCACCAGCCTCGGGTTGTCGGCCACGACCTGCACGACCACTGGCGCCAGCCGACGTACCAGCCGTTCCTCGACGTCGGCGCTCACGTCCTCCCCGGCGCCGATCAGGTCGAAGCAGGCGTGCAGTAGCTCGTGCACGAGCGTGTCGGCGAGTTGGCTGGGCGCCTGGTCAGGGTCGACGGTGATGGTGAGGCGCTGGGCGTCGCACTCCCCTAGCCGCCTGTCCCCGCCCTCAACGCTGAGCCGGTCGATGGCTGAGCGGTCCACGACCACCGTGTAGGTGTGCGGGCCGACCTTGACCTTGGCTGGCGGTTTCACCAGCCCTCAGCCTTGCGGTCGTGGCAGAAGATCGGGGCGGTCATGGTGACGCCACGCTCGGGGGTGACGAGCCACATGGCCTGCTGGGGCGCCTCGGCCCGGAAGTTGTTGAGGCTGGCGTACTCGTCGTAACCCTTCAGGCTGCCGTTGACGATGAGGCCCTGGGTGGGTGCGCTGATGAGTTGGTGCCAGTGGCCCATGACGATCAGGTCGAACGGGTTGCCGGTGCCGGCGTACCGCTGCTGCTTGCGGGCGGCCATGCGCATGATCGGCGGCCAGATGCCACCGATGCCGCCGCCGCCGGTGACCTGGTCGCCGTGGGTGAGCAGGTGCGTCGTGTCGTAGATAGGGACGAGTTGGTCAGGGTCGTCGGTCACGGTGACGGTGACCCGAGCGTCGCCTTGGAAGTGGCGGGCGACGAGGTGGCCCAGCGCCCAGTCGACGTTGTCCCGGGCTCGCAGCTTGGTGCGGGGCTTGCGGGTCATGCGGCCGTGGTTCCCGACGACGACGGGGACGTGCACCTTGCCGAACTCGTTGGCCACCAGCGTCAACGCTGCGGCGATCTGCTCGGACCAGTGCAGCAGGCTGCCCATCATCGTGTCCTCGTTGGTTTCGGCGAGGTCGTGGAGGTTGCCTGAGAAGATGTCGCCGCCCAGCATGACCACGGCCCCGTCGAAGTCGACGCCGGCGACGTAGTGCCTAGCGACCTCGATGAACTTGTCGGCCCACAGGCGCAGCCTGATCTCGGCGATGTCCCGGTTGTAGGCGTTGAGGTAGCCGATCTCCTCGGGGCGCACCACCTCGTCGAAGTGCAGGTCCGACAGGATCGAAGCGATGATGGCGTGGTGCTTTTTGGGTCGGGCCGGCACCGTCCACTTCGGCGGCTTTAGCGACCCGGCGGCCTCGTGGATGCCCAGCAGGCGCTCCACTTCCTCGAGGCGTTCAGCCAGCACCGAGGCGCGCGCCTTCCACTTGTCCCGCTCCCGCAAGGCGTTGTCGGCGCTGCGCTCGGCGGCGACGAGTTCCTTAGTGACCTCGAGGTCGGCTGCGAACTCGTCAAGGCTTGCCACAAGCCTGCCCTCGCCTCAGCTCACGGTTGCGGAAGTAGTAGTCAAACGCTCCGGCGCTGACGTCCTCGTAGCCTTCGGCCCGTAACCACTCCACGATCTGACGGGTGGAGTGGGTGTCGTGGGTGAAGGCGTGAACGACCTGGTCAAGGACCTCGGGTGGCAGGTTCGCAATGGCGGCACGGACGTTGCGCGCATCCTTGCCTGGCGTGTCGGCGAGTTTCATGTGGCTCTCCTCGGTTGGCGGCTACAGCCGTTTGCGCAGATCGTTGATGGCGTCGACGATGGCGGCGTCACGCCGTTCTTCACTGTTCATGTGGTTGCGCAGATCAGACGCCAGTTGCGCCTGGCTGACCTTGAGTTCGCTGACGTCGGCCCGCATCCCTTCGACCACCTGGTCGATGCGTACGGTGTCGGCCTTGACGGTGTTGAGCCGGGAATACATGCGAACCCACAGGGCGCCGAGCGAGACCAACTGGGTCAGCAGGAACCCGACGAGCAGCAGGGTGAGGGGGTGGGCAAGGACGTCCATGACCTCATCCCGTCTTGACCCACTGCGTGTTGCGCAGTTTCATCGCCCCGAACTCGGTGGTCGGGAAGTCGCCTCGGAACGGAATGCCGGCCATCTGGTACGCCTTGACGTCCTCTTGCGTCTTGAGCCCGGTGCGCCACGGCCCGGTCCAAAACAGCCAGATGCTGCCGGTGGCAGGGTCGCGCCACATCTCCAACGGTTTCATGTCGTCCTCCTCGGGGACTGGTGGGTTGACCAATGCGGCGATCTCAGCGAGCAGCAGGGCCTCAAGGCCCAGCCGGTGCGGGCTGCGGGTCCAGGCGTCGCTGCGATCCCACGGCTGGGCGTCGCCGTGAGTCGTGAGCCCTGGCATGTTGAGCACGTCGGGAGCGGGGCGCATCACGGCGCAGGCGGCCGGGTCGAAGCGGTTGCGCTCCCAGAAGGCGACGATGGCGGCTGCGGCCTGCTTCATCGCCAACTGCGTCCACTCGTCGTCGGGCGCCAGCTCGGTGCTGCGGCAGGCGAACGAGATGCCCCAGGTGCGGCTGTTGTAGCCGTTGGCGGCGACGTGGAACGCCGTGTAGTTGTCGGGCACCAACAGCACCGTCGACCCGCTGTCCACGATGCAGTGGTAACTGCCGGGGTCGCTGCGGCGGCTGATGAACCCGGCGATGTTGATCGCCCCGTTGTCAGCGCCGATGCGTTGCTTTGGCGATTCGGTGGTGTGCAGCACGACCCCGCCTGTCAGCCCGTTGGCTCGGGGCGGCGGGTAGAACTGCTGAGACGCTGGCGGGTGGTCGAGGAGGTAGTAGCGGGTCATGCGAACACCGGGTTCCCGTCGTCGGTGGCGTTGAACAGGGCGACGTCGCACTCGAAGCCGATGGGCTGCGTGACAATGACTTGATCGCCCGGATTCGTTACCGATGCACGCACGGCGATCAGGATCGTTTCGCCGATGGTGGCCACGTCAGTGAGGTCCCAGTTGAACGTCAATGTTCCAGTGGCCGTCCCTGTGAAAGTGAACACGCTGGTCGTTTCTATTGACCCTGAACTTTCTTGCAGAAAGACCTCGGCGCTGCCGGTGATGTCTAGGTTCATCTCTAGGTGCAGGGCGTTGCGACCCAATAGGGCGATGACAGGGGTGTGCGCTGTGACCGGCGTGGTTGAGGTGACAGTGGCCGCAGTGGCATTGACTCGTGGCACGACCGGCATCCCGACCGGCACGGACCTCGACTCCACGGCACGCAGCCGGCGCTCGACGTCACGCATCCACGTCGACATGGTTTCGGGTTGCAGGTTCTCAGGCATTGTCCTCAACTCCAAGCACGAGCTGCACTTCTTCCTCGCCGTCGTCGCTGACAGCGACGTCGAACCCGATGATGCGGCGGTAGTCGTCTAGGCCGTTTGGGAAGTAGGGCGTGATGCCAGGCTCGGCCACGATGCGGCAGGCGTCGCCCAGCGACCAAGCGCCGAATATCGGGTCAAGGTCTGCTCTGACGGTCACGCTGGGGATCACCACGGGGCGGGCGGCGCTGTTGAGGGCTAGGTCGGCCTGAGCGGTGAGCGTGGCAGCGACGAGCACGTCAGTGTTGGAGATGACGTCCTCGATCAGCGGGTAGCCCGGCCCCCCAGCCGATGGCAGCAGCAGCTGGTCGCTGGCGGTGCGGGTCACCCGCAGGGTTCCAGCGTCCTGCCCGGCCCCGACGTTGCGCACCTGGTTGGCGTACCGGGTGCCGTCTAGTGGCCAGTCCCAGCTGATGATGTTGCGGCCAACCTCGAACACATGGCCGGTCTCGTCAAAGCGTCGGCCCTTGCGTGGATACCAGAGGCGCAGCGCCTTGGCCAGCGTCCCAGCGTTGGTCCAATAGGCGTCAATGGAGAAGTCGAATCCGTTGATGACCTCGGCCAGTTGCTCAACGGCTTCGCCGAGGTTCTTGAACTCCCAGACCTCGTACAGCCGGTCTCGGTCCACGCCCGAGGTTTCGGTGCCGACCGTGACGCCGATGTCGCCGCCGCTCACGGCGTGGGCGTCCTCGAGCAGCGTTTGAACGATGTCGAGCTGGTCGACGCCAACGAACTTGCGCCTCGTCCCGATGATGCGCTTGCGGTAGTACGACCAGGTCTCCCCGGCGCGCACGTCGACGGTCTGGCTGGTGTCGTCGTAAGCAGCGACCCACACGATCCCGCACCACACGACCACGCCGTCACGTTCCACAATGATTTGGCGGCGCACCGGGTCGACGGCGTCGACGAGCGCAGCAGCCTGCACGGGGTCATTGCTGGGCAGCGGCAGGCTGCCCGACAACTCCCCGGCACCGTTTAGTACCGACCCGAACGACAAGTCGTTGATCGGCAACTCGGCGATGCGCAGGCCGCTGCGAAGGTCGGCGGCGATGACCCGGTAGTCGGCCATTGTCAGGCAGGCCCGATGTCCTCAACGAGGAGCAGCGCCGGGCTGGTCGCCGAGCACGACATGACGAACGCCTTGGCTGCCGTGTTGACCCGGCCCCGCACCTTCCATGTGGTTGAGCCGGTCGCTGTCGCCACATGGGTGATCGACATGGTTCCTGAGTCGTTGGTGAAACTTAGGCCCTCAATGGATCGGGCCAACTGGGTGTTTGACCCGTCGGCGAGGATGATGTCGGCAGCGAAGTCGGTGCTGGTGTCCTGCACCGCCAAGGCGTGGACCTGCACCTTGTAGCGACGCCCGGCCAAGGCCGTAAACGTCACCGTCAGGTTGCTGGCGTCAGCGTAGGAAGTCGTGGCGAACGTCTGGTTGGCCGTCTTGGTTGCCGAGGCGACGTGGCCCCACGCCGTGTTCCACGGCCGGGCGTAGGTGCGCAGGTCGGTGATGTTGGCCGTCACGATGCTGCTCGCTGCGGCGGCCACGGTGACCCGGGCCAGCACCAGACAGTTGGCCGGGACGGTCGGGTCGGCCGGTGAGCCTGCGGCGGTGCCCTTGACCACGAACAGGCGGGCGTCGTCGTTGCTGCCGGAGTATCCCGAGTCCCGCACCTGCGCCACGATGAGGTCCTTGCGGCCGTTGGTTGGGTCGGCGGCGTCGATGGACAGGTTGACCGTGGCGTCGTTGAAGAAGTGATAGACGCCCTGGCTGGCCGACTCGGTGCCACGAATGAAGCAGGCGCCCGCTGCGACGTTGACGCTCATGTTCGGGGTGCCGTTCTCGGTCACCTCAAGCTGCGTCGAGGCGGCGCGCACGACGCCGTGCCCAGCGTCAACGGCGGAGATACCCCCGGCGAACGACCCTGTCGCCGAACCCCACAGGCCCATGTGGGCCAGTCGGGTGTTTTCAGCGGTGTGGGCACCGGCTTGGAGGAATGTGGGTGGGGTGCGGACGGTCATGGGAGTCTCCTTAGATCCAGGCCGAGCGGTAGGTGAGAGTGGCGAGACCTTCGCCAGCGGCAGCGATGAGGCGGAACTGGTTGGCGCCTGGCACGAGTTCGGGCCACTGCGACCCGGGTTGCAGCCACGAGTACCGGCTGGCGCCGTCGAGGGTGGCGGTGCGGGCCAGCGAATCGATCCGCAATGTCTGGCCGGCGTTGACGATGCCGTCAAACTCAAGCGTTTTGCCCTCGGTGACGGACTCGATGCGCGGGTTGAGCACCGGACCCTCGAACTCGACGACCCACGGGGCGGCGAAGTTGCCGTTGTTGGTGGTGTTGATGACGCCGCTGGGGATCGGGCCACCGAACTCGAGGTCGAAGGTGGCGTCGAACGTGAGGCCCAGCCCGGTCGGGGATGACACGCTGACGCTGTCGGTGGTCTCGGTGGAGGCGTAGAACCGTGGGTCGGTGCACCACCACTCCACGGTGGCCTGCGGGTAGCCGAACTGGTAGCGGTCAATGTCGACGGGGATGTTGACCCGCCGGACCCGGGCGTTGGCCACAACTTGGTTGCCACCAGCGAACCCGGACAGGGTGATGGCCAGCGGCGACTCGTCGCCAGTGGGCCGCAGCGCCGTTTGCAGCACTGACCAGGACGCCTCGTTGGGGTGCGGCACGGCCAACTGGACGGTGGCGGTGATGGCCCGCCCGCCGAGCAGGTCAACCCCAGCCCATTGCCCGTGGGCGCGCGCCCGGTCGACGTCAGCGGTGCGCAGATCAGGGGTGTCCCACACGCCCTCGAGCGCAACGACGCCTGCGCCGTTGGCCACGGTGGTGAACCCGGCGCCCTTGTAGGTGATTTCCACTGTGCCTGGCATCAGCCCGCCACCTTCATTGCCCACAGCAGCTCACGCCCGATCTCGTACGGGCTGGCCTCGGTTTTGTTGACGGTGACGTTGACCACGTTGTTGGTGGTCTGTGGCCCAGTAGTGGCGGGAGAAGATTCAGACAAGATGCGCCTCGACTCGTAGTGAGGCACGATCACGCCATCGGTGCTCGGGATGAACAGCTCCCGGCCACGCTCGCCGACCATGTGCGGCATCCCGGCAGTGACCGGGCCGCCAAACGCCCGACCCTCTGCATCGGCGGTCACTGTGGCGCCGAACGGGTTCTTGTCCGACTGAGCCTTGAGGTCCTTCATTGCGTCACGGATGCGCACGAGCCGGTCCAATACCTCGGCAGCGTTCGACGTGACCTGAATGTCGACGCTCGGGAACTTTGTATTGAGCACGGTCAGGGCCAAGAAGTTGAACTTGTCGATCTGCCCCTGAATCTGCTCAGCCGTTAGCCCATGCTCGGCGCCGAGGCGCCTGATGGTGTCGATGGCATCTGCCAGTGGGACCTCGCCAGCGAGGATTCCGTCAAGCAGTCCTCGTTGCTTGGCGTCCAAGTCGCCGGTGCTGATGATTAGGTTCTGCTCGGCCGTGTTGAGTTGGCGCATTGCTTCCTGCGCCTCAGCCGAATCGGGACCAAACTTCGCCACGGCATCGTTGACGTTGCGCTGCGCATCAGCCAGCGCCTTGACGGCCTCGGCCTGATCGCCGACGGCGTCCTGGTAGGCAAACACGGGGTCGAACTGAGCCTTGACGGTGTCGGCCCAGTCCTTGAGCGCCTGCTCGGCGGCGCTGATCTCATCCTCAACATCGCCGAACGTGATGCCCAAGCCTTCAAGTGCTTGGCGTGTTTCTGGCGCCATCTGCTTGCTGGCATCCAACCCGCCAAGAAACTGCGGGAACGCAGCGTTGATTTCTTCAATGCTGACGCCGTTGGCCAGCAACTCCTCCTTGAGCAACCTGAAGGCTTCCTGAGCGGCAGAAGGGTCAACATTTAGCAACTGCCGCAGGGCGTTGTCGTACTCGTTGAGCGCTGCACTAGCGGCAGCCGCATCCTCATCGCTGTTACCGAGCCACTCGGTAATCTTTTGTGCTGGGCCACCCGGTATTGCCAGCCGATCAGCCTCAGCTCGTAGGAATCCGAACGCCTCGGTCAGATTTCCTAGATTCTTTAGGCCACCCTTGAACTCGCCCTCTTTGCCTAGAGTCGTCACAGCGATCATCGCTTTTTCGGCGTTGCCAGCAATGTCGCCAAACTTGGCTCTTGCAGCCGCCTCGTTCGACTCGTTTAGTTTTTGCACCAACAGTGTGAACCCGACGACGAGTGCGGCGACGCCGGCCGTGCCAGCAACGAGCGCAGGCGTCAGTCGTTGAGCAATGGCAGCCCGCAGGCTCCCGGCTTGCGTGACGGCGTTGGCGATGGCCGTGCGCAGGCTGTTGAACCCGTCGATGATCGCCGTGCCCAGTTTCGTCTTGCCGATGGTCGCCAGGTTGGTGAGCATGATGCCGGTGCCCCAGATGACCGGGCCGGTCGCAGCGGCCAAGGCGCCCAGTGCCACGACGATGGTGCGCACCGGGCCGGGCAGGTCGCCGAACTTCTTGACCAGGTTGGCGACCGAGGTGGCGACGGTGGCAAGCACCGGGGCAATCTCGGCGCCGATGGCCTCGCCAGCCTCACCCAACTGGTTCATCGCAGCCTTGAGGCGCCCTCCTGCCGTCTTGGCCATTGCCTCAGCTGCGCCACCAAACTGTGACTCGAGTTCGGCCAGCATGATCTTTTGGGCACCCAGCACGTCGCCGCTGCGGGCCAGCACCTTGATCTGGCGCTCTTGTTCTCGGGTGAACTGAACCCCGGCTCGTGACAGTTTGGCTAGGCCCTTCTCGGGGTCGTTGAGCGCCTTGCCCAGCATCATCATCGAGCTGTTCAGGTCCTTGCCCAGCACCATCGACATGTCCTGGCCGGCCTTGATGGTCCGGTCGAACACGTCGTTGCCTGCGCCGAACTCGTTGCGCACCTGCTTAAACGTAAGCAGAAGGGCAGCGCCGTTGACGGTGACTTCGTCGGCGAACGTGGTGGTCTCCTGCAAGGAGCTGGCGAGGTCGGTGATGTGCTTGCTGGTGACCCCGGCCACGCCGCCCGTCGAGCGCAGCACGGACTCCATCTTGGCGATGGCGTCCTCCTGCTCGGTGAACGCCTTGACCGACAATGCGCCTAGCCCGATCAGCGGCAAACTCAGTTTTGTGGTGAGTTTCTCGCCAACCTTCTCAAACGACTTGCCGGTGCGAGCCATCTTGGCGACGATGGACTGTGAGTAAGTGTCGGCCGCCCGAGCCAGTTTGGCGAGTTCACGCTGCGCCTGCTTGATGCCGTCTGCGCCGTAGAACTTGGCGCCGATCTTGATCTCAATGCTCATTAGCGCAGCGCCTCCTTGCAGCGCTCCTCGGCGAACTTGGCGACCTTGCCCATCTCCGAGGCGGTGCGCTTGATGCCCTGCTCGTCACGCCACGTCTGAACCAGCAGGCGGGGCGCTGCGCCGAACCATTTGAGGTTGTCGTTGAACTGGCGCCCAGGTGAACTCGCTGAGTTGTCGTTCTTTGACCCGGCCATCTCAAACACGGCGCCAGGGCCGGACTTGTTGATAAGGCGCACGTTGAGGCGTTGCCCGCCGGTCAGCAGTTTGATGCCGCCCTTGACAGCGGTGGCGTCCCAGCGCAAGGCGCCGACGTCGTTCATGCTGCGGCCGTACAACCCGCCCTTGCGTGACCAGCTGCCCCAGTTGCGCATCGGGCGCTGGGTCGGCACCCTGGCCTTGGTCTTTTTCTGAACCTCAGCGGGCACCTTGCGGATGCGTTTGCGGGCTTCCTTGTGGAAGGTCGGGTCGATCAGCTTGAGGGCGTTGAGCGTGACGTCGAGGCCCTCGACTTGGCTCAATGTCTTGCCGGCCATCGTTACCGCCTACCCCTTGCCTTCTCTGCCTCGTTTGCCTGCTCCCTTAGAACCTCGACCATCGCCCAGAACACTGCGGGCGGTGCTTCTAGCAGCTCGTTGGGTGCGATCCCGGTGTGCACCGAAATGCGGGCCACGAGAAGGGTCAGGGTGTCGGCAAAGGGAGACCGGCCTCCTGCGTGCTTGCCGCTCCGACGTTTGCCACGTTGTCAAGCCACAGTTCGTAGGTCTTGACCTCGTAGCCCCCGGCGAGCATCCCCTTCCATGCCAACCAGGTCATGTGCTCCATCGACGAGTTCTCGCCGAACAGTTTGCTCATGCCCATCTTGAAATGGCGCTCGGCGTCGACGATCACCTTGGGGGTGATGTTGACAACCACCGGGTCGCCAGTCACGAACGTGACCTCAAGCTGCATCATTGCCATGCGTGGCTCCTAACGGATCAGGCTGTTGCTTTGGTGATGGAGTTGGCGGGCCAGGTCACCGATGCGGTGCTGAGCTCGCCGATGCTGCCGTCGAGGTGGCTCATCTCGGTGTAGAGAACCTCGAGGGAGATCGAAGGGTTGGTCGCCGAGATGGTGGTGCCGTTCGGGATGACCTGCACCGTGCCGATGCTGCCGACCTTGTCCTTGAGGGTGGCGTACACCTCGCCGGCGGCGAAGTTTTGGTGGAACGTCAGGCTGATGCTTGAGTCCCGCAGGCCACCCACCCGGGTCACGTTTGAGTTACCGAAGGCCGAGGTCTCGACCTCGTTGACCGTTTCGGTCACGGTGACCTGGTTGACGTGATCGCTGAGGTCGATGGTGTCAACCTTGACGACGCAGTTAGTGAGAACGATCTTGGACATTGCCACCCTCGCTTGGGTCGATTTCCGAATCGGTTACGCCAGCGTCAGCAGCCTTGGCCGCTGGTGCTGACTTGCGTTTCGTGGCAATGCGTTCGAGGTGCCCGGCTTCAATGAGCCAGTGCGCCTCGTCCGGGGATAACTCTAGCGTCCCACCCGGTGCAACCCCGTCTACCACACGGGGTCCGATCACTCGATAACTAGGCACGTTCGCCTCCTAGGCGTAGACGGTCACGTTGACGACGACGCCGAGGTACTCGCTGTCGCCGATTTGGAGGGTGGTCAAGGCGTCGGCGCTGGTGACGATGCACGTCTGCGCCGAGCCGTCAAGGGTCTGGTCGGATTCGATGGCCCGGCGCACCGAGTAGTCGCCCTCCCAGTCCAGCCAGGCGTCGATGGTGCGCTGCGCCTGCTGGTCGGCCATGCGGCCCGCCACCAGCTGCACCTGCATCTGCCACTCGGTGAGGCCCCCCCGCATGTCGAGGTGGTAGTTGACGGTGGAACGGGTAAGCACAGCCACAGGCGGGTTGACCTGTTCGGGCACCAGCTGGGCGACCCGCAGGCCCGGAATGGTTCCGAGGTTCTTGGCCAGCCCAGCCCGCAGGTCCGACAACTTCCCGGCCATCAGCCCACCATCGGCCGGGTGTACGGGGCCAACATGCGCTGCACGTCAGGGTCCACGGCCCGCAGCATGATCGCCCCGAGGTCGCCGAACCCGGCGACGCCGAGCAGGCTGTCGGCCCGCTTGTAGAGGCGTCCGGCCAGGATGGCGGTGGCGGAGCGCACCGGCTCAGGGACGGCTGGCCAGCCCCAACGGGCCGTGACCTGCACCGTGGGCCGGATGTCGATGGGCCAGTAGATGTCGTACGCCACGAGCCGGGTGATGGGCTTGCCCAGCGCCAAGGCGTTGACCGGGTCGGTGGAGTAGTCGGTGACGGTGCGCTCGAACGTGCCGTCAAGGTTGTCGTCAATGCGCACGACCAGCCCGGTGGCCGAGCCGATGTCGTCGGGTCGGACGATCAGCGACGAGTCGGGGCGGTAGATGCGGGCGGTGGCGGTGTCAGCCAGGTCGAAGGTGCGCCGGCAGATGTCGTCCACGGTGCGGCTGGCAGCGTCAATGTGGGCGCTAAGCAACTCGTCGTCGACGTAGTCGGTGATGCGCAGCATCGCCTTGAGTTCACCGATTTCGACGTACTGCACGCTCACACCTGCCCTTGGCCCGGCGTGGCGTCACCAGTGGGGTCAATGCTAGCCCCCGCAAGCGACGTGACCCTGACCCCTTTGGTGTCGAGCGGCTTGGCGTACAGCGCCGACTGGTTGCCCCACGTCGACACCTCCTCGCCCCAGTGGTCGGCGATGTCGACGGCGGCCAGCAGCCACCCGTCCCGCACCAAGCGTTCGCACGTCGGGACGTCGTCGTGGCCCCTGGTCTCGGGCACCGGGCCGATGGTCGGCCAGTCCCGGCTGCGGAACGTCCAGCC